TGGTCGCCCGGGGGGGGGGGGGGGGGGGGGGGGCCGGGGGGCGCCCCCCCCCCCGGGCCATGGCTGACACCGGCGAACTGGGCAGCCAGCGCGGCGAGGAGCAGCGCAACAAGGCGATAAAGGCGCGCGCGCTGCAGGCCGACGACGCCTTCCGCTGGATCATGAACGACGAGCGCGGCCGCAAGGTCGTGTGGAGCCTGCTCGACCGCGCCGGCGTGTTCCGCAGCTCCATGGCGGCCACGCCCGAGCTCACCGCCTTCAACGAGGGCCGCCGCGACATGGGCCTCGCGCTGCTGGCCGACATCATGCGGCTGGCGCCCGAGCTCTACACCCGCATGGCCGCCGAGGCCGCCGTCAAACCCCGATCGAACGACAAGGACAACGAACATGGCTGAGCAGACCGCGACGACTCCGACGAGCCGCATCCCGAACGCGACCCCGAACGCGACCCCGACCGCCGCTGCGGCTGCGACCGCGACCGCCGAGGCCGCGGCGGCCAATCCCGAGCCGGCGCTGCTCGGCGGGCAACCGGCGAGCGGCGCATCGTCCGCCGATGCGGAAGGCGACGCCGCGCCCGCCGCGACGCCGGCGGCCTACGAGGCCTTCCGCCTGCCCGACGGCGTCGCGCTCGACGAGACCTCGCTGGCCGACGCCACGCAGCTCTTCCACGAGGCGCGGCTCGACCAGGCGACGGCGCAGAAATTCATCGACCTTGCCGTGTCGCGCGAACAGGCCGCCGCCCGCCGGGGCGTGCAGGCCTTCGTCGACCTGCAGAACAAATGGACCGGAGAGGTGAAGGCCGATCCCGAAATCGGCGGCGACAAGCTCACGGCCTCGCTGGCCGCGGCGGGCCGCGCGATCGATCGCCTGAACGTCGCCGGCCTTCGGGAGGCACTGCACCTGACGGGGGCGGGCAACAACCCCGCCATTGTCAGGGCGTTCGTGCGTCTCGGGCAGATGCTCTCGGAGGACAGGTTCGCGCCGGGCCGCAACGCCGCGCCGACCCCGCCGAGATCGCCGGCCGACGTCATCTACGACGGCAGCCCGCGCGGCACCGTCGGCAACCCCTGATCAACCAATCCCCAGGAGACCTGACACATGGCAACCCTCGCCTCTTCGGCCCTCACGCTCGCGGAGTGGGCCACCCGACTGGAGCCCGGCGGCAAGCCCGCCGCGGTGATCGAACTGCTCGGCCAGACCAACGAGATGCTGGCCGACATGCTGTGGATGGAGTGCAACGACGGCGCGGGCCACCGCACCACCGTGCGCACCGGCCTGCCCGGCGCCACCTGGCGCCTGCTCAACTACGGCGTCGCCAAGTCCAAGAGCACGACCGCCAGGTGCGCGACGCCACCGGCATGCTCGAGGCCTACAGCGACATCGACAAGGCGCTGGCCGACCTGAACGGCAACACCGCCGAGTTCCGCATGGGCGAGGACATGGCCTTCATCGAGGCGATGAACCAGAACATGCAGGGCACCGTGGTCTACGGCAGCACCGCCGCCAACCCCGAGCGCTTCACCGGCCTCGGCCCGCGCTTCAGCTCGCTGTCGGCCAGCAACGGCGTCAACATCGTCGATGCCGGCGGCACCGGCTCGACCAACACGTCGATGTGGCTGGTCGGCTGGGGCCAGAACACCTGCCACGGCCTGTTCCCCAAGGGCAGCAAGGCCGGCCTGCAGGTGCGCGACCTCGGCGAGGTGCCGCTCTACGACACCAGCAGCAACATCTACCAGGGCTATCGCACGCACTTCAAATGGGACTGCGGGCTGTCGGTGCGCGACTGGCGCTTCGTGGTGCGCATCGCCAACATCAACGTGAGTTCGGGCGCGGTCACCGCGACCGGCCTCGTCAACTCGCTGATCGCGGCGGTCAACCGGCTGCCCTTCGTCAGCGCCGCCGGCAACAGCCCGCCGCCGGGCGGCACGCGGCCCGGCCAGGTCAACACCGTGTTCTACTGCAACCGCACGGTGCGCGCCGCGCTCGACATCCAGGCGATGGCCAAGACCAACAACTTCCTCACCCTGGAGACGCGGGACAGCAAGCCCTACACGGCGTTCCGCGGCATCCCCATCCGCATCTGCGACCAGATCCTCAACAACGAGGCGCGCATCGTCTGACGCCTTCAACCTTCAAGGAGAATTCGACCATGCTTCTCGACAAACAGAACCAGTTCTCGGACGCGCAGGCGGTCACCGACCACACCGCGGACACCCCGAGCAGCAACGTCATCGACCTCGGCATCGCCCGCGACGTGGGCGGCTCCGTGACGGCACAGCTCCACCTGCTGTGCGAGGTCAGCACCGCCTTCGCCTCGGGCGGCTCGGCGACCCTCCAGGTCAAGGTGCAGGGCAGCAACGACAACAGCTCGTTCGTCGACCTGTACGCCAGCCCGGCGGTCGCCGTGGCGAGCCTCGCGCAGGGCTACCGCTTCCTGCCGGGGCCGCTGATCGCGCGGCTCAACGACACGCTCTACCGCTATGTCCGCCTGGACTACGTGGTGGGCACCGCCGACATGACCGCGGGCCGGCTCACGGCGGCGCTGGTGCCGTCGCTCGACGCCCTCGACACCTACGCGCGCGGCTACACCGCGTAGTCCGCGACGGGAGGCGGGGCAAACAAACCCGCCTCCCGTTTCCCCTCCTTGCGCAGCGAGCGAAGCCATGGCCACCGTGACCGACATCTGCAACGCCGCGATCTCCCACTGCGGCACGCGCAGCAAGATCAGCTCGATCGACGAGGGCAGCGCCGAAGCCGGCGCCTGCCTGACGCACTTCGCGCTGGTGCGCGACGCCACGCTGCGCGCCTTCGACTGGAACTTCGCGCGCCTCACCGTGGGCCTCGCCCGGCTGCAGGATCCGCCCGCCCGCTGGGCCTGCAAATACGCGCTGCCGACCGACTGCGTGCGCCTGCGCCGCCTCAACGACGTGCCGCTGCCGGCGCTGCCCGAGACGTTCTGCGAGCTGGCGGCCGACCGCGACGGCAGCGGCGCGTTCATCGGCGTGATCCTGACCGACGCCAGCCCGGTGAGCGCGATCTACACCGCGCGCGTCGAGGATCCCAACCGCTGGGACCACGGCTTCGTCGATGCCGTGACGTACGGCCTGGCGAGCCGCGTCTGCTTCGAGCTCACCGGCAAGGAGGAGCGCGCGAAGGAGCTGACGCAGCTGTGGCAGGCCATGCTGATGACGGCCGGCGCCGAGATGGCCAACGAAGGCTCCGCCTTCAGCCGGGCCTGGATGCCCGAGGCGCTGCAGGCGCGCGGCTTCGACGACGGGCTGACGGAGTTCGGCCAGGTCGCCGCGCCCTATCCGTGGCCGAACGGGCGGCCGTCGTCGTGAGCGGGCCTCGAAACGAGAGCGGGAAGGGCGGAGGAGCCGGGATGCATGCCCTCGAAGGGCAAGGAGCAGGCGCTGCGCTTCGGCCTTCGGCCGACCGGCGCGACCGGACGCGCCTGGCGCCACGCGCCTGCCGGAGCGTCGTATGACGACGCTCCCGGTCATCCAGCCGTCCTTCGCGGCCGGCGAGCTGTCGCCGTTCCTCCATGGCCGCGTCGATTTCGCCAAGTTCCATGTCGGCGCGCGGACGATGCTCAATTTCTTCGTGCATCCGCACGGCGGCGCCTCGAACCGGCCGGGCACGATGTTCATCGGCGAGGTCGCCGACAGCACGGTGCGCCATCGCCTGGTCCCGTTCCAGTTCCGCGCCTCGCCGGCGGGCCAGAACTACGCCCTGGTGTTCGGCGACCTCACGATGCAGATCGTGATGTTCGATGCCGAAGTTGGCGCGGCGGGCTTCGTCGAAAGCGCGCCCGGCGTGCGCTACACGCTCGCCACGCCCTATGCCGCGGCGGATCTCGCGCGGCTGAAGTTCGTGCAGTCGGCCGACACCATGACCGTCGTGCATCCGTCCCACGCGCCGCGCCAGCTGACGCGCACCGGCCACGCGGCGTGGACGCTCGCCACCGTCACCTTCGCGCCGTCCACCGGCGCACCGTCGGGCCTCGCCGCCGGCGCGCCCGGCACCTCGACCTATGTCGCGGTCACGGCGATCGCCGACGCCACGGGCGAGGAGAGCCTGCCCTGCGCCGGCGCCGGCTCGTCCTCGGCGTCGGACGCGTGGAGCTGGAGCGCCGTGGCGGGCTGCTCGACCTACAACGTCTACAAGCAGAAGGGCTCGATCTACGGCTTCGTCGCCCAGGTGCAGACCAACGGCTGGACCGACGCCAACATCGACCCCGACATCGGCAACACGCCGCCCGGCTCGCGCAACCCCTTCGCGGCGGGGGCGGGCTACTGGCCGTCCTGCACCACCTACTACCAGCAGCGCCAGGTGTTCGCGAACAGCACGACCTACCCGCAGACGCTGTGGTTCTCCAACACCGGCGCCTTCAACAACATGAACGTGGCCGAGCCGACGCGCGACACCGACGCCATCACGCGCGCCCTGACCGGCCGGCAGGTCAACGCGGTGCGCCATCTGGTGGAGTGCGGCAGTTCGCTCCTGATCATGACCTCCGGCGCGGAGTGGCGCTGCTGGCCGGGCGCCGCCTCGAGCGCGCTGACGCCCGCCTCGTGCGTGACCCTGCCGCAGACCTCGCACGGCTGCTCCGACGTGCCGCCGATCTGGACCGAGAACGCGCTGCTGTTCGTCAAGGAGCGCGGCAACCGGGTGATCGAGCTGCGCTTCGACGTGCTGCAGGACCAGTGGCAGGCGTCCGACAGGAGCGTGCTCAGCCAGCACCTGGTCTACGACACGACGGGACAGTTCCAGATCGAGGAATGGGCGTGGGCCGAGGAGCCGTTCAAGATCGTCTGGGCGGTGCGCGACGACGGCCTGCTGCTGGG